GTCTTGGACCCCTGTCGTTAATAGCGATACGGGAACAACCACTATCTTATCTATAGCCCCACATCTGGCCTTGCAGGTAACTGCATCTAGCGAGATATGTAATAGCTTACATATTAGATTTAGAAAAACCATGTAGCTCATGGCCCCAGGGATTGGGGCGTCATTGACTGGCTCCAATCCCCAATTATATACGTCTATCTGTGGTGCGGTTAAGCACGCAGCTGGTGTAAACCAAGCCTAGATAGCCTTATATAGTTGATGAAATGGGTGTGTGGATCAAATACAAACAAAACTATGTTTATTTATACTCGACCACGTCCAGACAATAAAGCTTGAATTCATTTACATGAAATTTCAGGGTTTGTTGATTTGGTGGTTTGAACAACTGGTGTCCAGGAACATAGTGAAAGCTTCAGAATTCTAGGTAATAGAATTAAACGATTCGTTATAAAAAGTGGATGAAAACTCACTTTCTTGTACCTTAAAGAGGTACAACGAGTTGTTATTCTATACTTAGCAGGAACTCCTGATATGGGGCTAAATAAGCCTTATATCCAAAAGAATTCCATGGGTATTCCTCTTATAATCCCTGGTGCTCTGCGTACTATCCTCAAAAGGGAAGTCCGCGACACAAAGGTTATAAGGGCTTTAATGTCTTTGATTTCCATCTACCGTGTGTTTCACGTAGATGTACGTCCATCTTTAACCACCATTACTTCTCCTTTTGATGGGATTAGTAAGGTTTTAGATGTTGAGCTTATACGTGCATCGCTGAAAGATCTTTCTATTTCAACTTTAAAGTTAAAAACAATATCTCACTTGGTCTTAGAGAGTGCGAGTCCAAATGCACCTAAAAGTACATTTGGGGCCCCACTCGATCTTCTTGCGTATTGTAAAGACATTAATTATTCTTTAAGATTAATTAAATATTTACTTTATCACAAAGAATATCTTTTCTCCCTATACCTTATAAGTTTACTTCTTTTCGCATATCCCCTTAGTTTCTTTATTGATGGTGATTACCATCTTGGGAAATTATCTGTAGTATATGATCAGGCAGGTAAAGCAAGGGTTATAGCTATAACCAACTACTTTACTCAAGTGGCTTTAAAACCACTGCATGATAGCATATTTTCAGAATTAGGATTGCTTCCAGAAGACGGAACATTTGATCAAGAGAAGCCATTAAGAAAATTGGTGGCGACTCAGTCAAATGAAAAGTTCCATTGTTTCGATTTATCAGCTGCAACAGATAGACTACCTATAGATTTACAAGTCCAAATACTTAATTTACTAAACCCTGGTTTAGGTGATCATTGACTATCGGTTATACCGAATCGTTGATGATGACCGGGAGATAAATTTATCTCACCAGGATATGTGAATTATGCTATTGGACAACCTATGGGTGCCTACTCTTCGTGAGCGATGCTAGCGTTAACTCATCATGTTATAGTTAAAGCTGCGGCATTAAAGGTTGGAATACCGAATTTCAAAGATTACTGTGTTCTTGGAGATGATATAGTTATTCGTAACCATCTCGTCGCCCAGGAATATCTTGTAATTATGAAAACATTAGGTGTTTCAATCAATATGTCAAAGTCTATAATATCCCGAGATTTCGCAGAATTTGCAAAACGTTGAGTGGGACCAATAGGAGAATTTACACCTCTAGGTCCAGGACTAGTCCTGCGAGCTATGAGAAGTAAATACTACTTTGTAAATTTAGTAGTTGAACTGCTCCGTATCGGTATTTATGACAATTTCCAAGACTTGTTATTTTATATCGATCTAAACTGACGTACAGTTCCTCTTCACAATCGTGGAAAGAAACTATCAGTACGTTCAGAGTTAGATTCGATAGAACTAGCATCTCTCGGTCTGAGTTATATTGCTGATGTGAACAGGTCTGATGCAACTAAATTAGAAGCAATAACAGCTTGTTTCCGTTCACTGGCAGTACAACCGATCTGAATTGCTCATGCCCTGGCCAATGCTTTAACAGTAATGGCCCGAGATGAGATCCAGAAAGAGAGATCTAAGGGAATGGCGAATCTTGAAGAGTTATGAAAACACTCTACAAGAGTATACTTTAAGGTGTGGTGATATGAGAAGATATTTCGATATATTAGTCCAGGTTTCTGAGTGTATTGAAGAAATGCACTCCGAGACTACAGATCAATATATTATTGTGAAATACCTACAAGAGGGGACAAGACCTTTTGAGAATTGTTTCCAACTTTAATTGAGATAAACAAGATCCAACCCATTAATTCAATGGATTGAACACGTAGATCTGAAGTTAAAGAACAGAAGACAAAACTAAGCCGTTTGGCGCGAT